CTCAGTTCCGCGGACGCTTCCTCGATCTCCTCGGCCATCGCTTCCTTGATGGCGAGGCACGCCCGGCCGTACTCGACCGGCTTGTCATCCGCCGCCTCCACCCATTCCTCCGTGAAATCCCGGAAGAGCTTCTGCATCGTGTCGAGGTCCTCACGGGGCCAGCGCTCGGAGAGCGCCAGGAGTCCCGTGCGAGCCGCCTCGATCTCAGCCGGAGAGCAGTTGAGCTCCAGCCAATCGGCGATGCGTGGGTCTTCCGCGAGTTCGCGGATCAGAAAGGAGGCCTGGCTCACGAGAGGGGAGCAGCCGGCTGGGCCGGCGCCTCCGGTCGTGGACCAACGGCAGAGCGGATGAGGGCTTCGGCCTCCGGCGACATAGACACCCGGCCGTTGAGCCGGGCCACCAGCCACCCGTAGGTCACTCCCAGGCGAAGCGCGAGACCAGAGACCATGAAACCGCCCGCCTTGAGTTCGGCTTTCAGTGGATGCGGCGATGGCGTTGCGGTCGTTTCGTTCGACATCGGGTACCTCCTTCGAGACGACATTACGCATAATCAGCCAGTCAGTTCAACATAAAAACACTCAAACATTCTGCTTGCGTGCTGATTCTGAATGTGGCAATGTAGTGCCCACAGGGCGGCGGCTGCCGCAACACGTTGGGATTCAATGAGTAAGCTAAAGCTCGTGGCGATTGGGGGCGGTGCAACGTGATTCCGGTCAGCGAATCATTCAGCCAGTTGAACAAAATGGCGACTCAGGTCAATATTCCTGTGCGCTGCCTGACCCCCCAATGCGTACAACCACCCGCGTGGGTAGGGAAGGGAGTCTGTGGCCAAAATATTTCAGCTAACCCCGGGGCTTCGGGTGACGAAACAGGCTACAAAGAGGGTCACCAAGGAAAAGAAGGAGCGACTTCACCAGCTGGGTGTGAACCCGGATCTGGGCGAGATCGTCGTGGAGTACGCCAAAATGACCCGCATGTCAGTGGGCGAGGTCACAGAGGCGGCGTTCGACGCATTCAGGCTCCGGGAAAAGTACGCCCAGCTGCTGGAAGAGAAGGCGGCCAAGGCCAGAACCGTGAAGCGCGCCGGTCGCTAGGCGCGGCAGCCCGAAACAACGAAGCCCCCCCGTCCGCCAGCGCGGATAGGGGGGCTTCCTGCTTTTCGAGTTCGGCTGAGGCGGGATGGCGGGCAGACCCCGCTACGATCCTAGGAGGATTGGTAAACCTTGGGTTCCCGCGACTTCATCGCACAGATCCAGATGATTGCCCACGGACTGAAGAACAGCCCCAGGAAGAACCAACCAATCGGGTCGCGGCCTCTTTGGCTGGCCACGATGGCACAGGTGATGCCATTCAGGCCCCAGAACACCAAGGCGGTTCCAATCAGCATGAACATGTAGGCGGCGGCCAGGCCAGCCACGTTTCCTGGTTCCACGATCACCTCGTTTCGCTGTGCCGGCCGTCTCGCCGTGTCGGTCACGGCGGGCGGCCAACTCTATCGGTCGGACTTCTTCGGCTTCGGGAAGGCGTACAGACGGACCTTCGCCTCGATCAGGAAATGGCGGCGGGTGGTCTTTGCCACCACGTCAGTGGCGTCGTAAGTGGTCGTGAAGGAGTTGTTCGTGACCCCAATCTGAAAAGTCATGGACGGCTTCAGAACCCACCCGAGCGCCACGGCCAGCTTATATTCGTCGATGTCGCTCTCGGGGAAGTCCTGGCCGTCGACGTCGCTGGACTCCTTGCCACCGACGCCGATGCCGCCCCCCAGATCCATGAACCACGTCCCCGGCGGGCCGTCCGGGTTCGGCTGCCCCTCCGCTGCCATGGCGACACCGGCGAAAACCATCGCGCTCACGAGAACAAGAACCGCTTTCCGAATCATCAACTGACCTCCTGGTTGGTGGCTTGATGGCCGCGATTAGCTCACAGATCGGTACCGCACTTCGAGCATCGAACTGCTTTCTCGTGGATCCGGCTCTGACACTTCGGGCACTTCTTCCCTGTGGCGAAGAGTACGAAGATGATCGCAAGTGGTCCAAGGAGCATCCCCAACAGGAACCATGCACAGCCGTTCCCGCCCCGACCATTGGCGATCAGTGCGGATATCAATCCGAAGATCGCCCAGATGAAGAGAAACTCCATTCAACCTCCAGGTTGGTGAACTGATGCCAGGGAAGCGCTACTCCCTGATCGACTGGGACGTGAACGACTACTTCCTCGGGAAGGTACGCCGCAAACTCCAGGCCGACCAGCGGTGCGCCTACCTCGAAATCCTGTTCATGATGTACCGTCAGCCCGACGGGATCATTGATTGCGACCTCGACGATTTCGCCGCCTTCACGGGCGTCGAGCAGGCCCGCCTCGGGCCAGTCATCGAGGTCTTCACAAAGACCCCCGACGGGCGTATCACGCACCCCCATGTTCTCGCGTTCCTTGCAAAAATGGCGCGCATTAGCACGCGCAAAAGCAAGGCAGGATTGAAGGGTGCGGAGGCGTCTGCAAGTGTAAGGCGTGCAAGGAATAAAGTGGCACGTGCCAGCACGTGCCTAAAAAGCGGTGCCCCTGACCCTGATCCTGACCCTGATCCTTACCCAGATCCAGATCCAGTTCCTTTGACACCGGTTTTTGATAGGACCTCTGTGGCAGGAACCCGGCCACCGGGACAGCCTCCGATCGCAAGCGATCACGGGGGCAGAACGAACTACATCCCCCCACGAACGCCCGGCTCGACCGTTCCACGACGCGCACCGGCCGACACGAGGCCGAGGTCTAGCCTCCGGCAGCTCGAAGGCGGGGGAGCACCCTGCCCGCCCGGACTCCTGGCCGATACCCTCGCCGCCCTCCCGGACGAAGAGCCACCCACCGACACCCGCTACGAGACCGAGGAATTCCAGTGAGCCAGATGCCGACCCACGAGATCACCGACGCCATGCGCGGTCGACCGCCAGGCCGGCGCGATCCGGGACAGGATGTCCTGAACCGGGCCGAAGCCGCGATCCTGGCCGGCTGCTCGCCCCAGACAATTCGCCGTGCTGACAGAGCTGGATTTCTGCTCCCTTGCGGATACGTCGGACGTGAGCCACGATACCGCCGCGTTGACGTTCTGCGCTGGCTGAGCGGGCGAGGGGAAAGGAGGGACTGAGTGCCCCGCCTGCCGCGCAACTTCCGACGTCGACCCGACACAGGCGCGCTCGAGGCGTACCGCAAGGTCAAGATCCTCGTTGACGGGCAGCCGAAGTGGGTCGTTCGGCGGAAGTCGTTTTCGAAGGACCTTCCTGCAGCCGAGGCCATCCGGCAGGGGAGGCTGTTTCTGCAAGGCCTGAGGTCCGGCACGGAGTACTCCGCCGCCGAGCTCGGGACATGGGGCCAAGCGGTCGACGACTGGCTGGTCAAAGCCGAGGGAGTTCGATGCGAACAGGCTGTTCAAAACGCGAAGCGCTGGCTGGAGGGTCGGATCACCGATGCGATCGGCGGCAGGTCCCGTGTCCTCCGGACGCTTTCGCCCCAGGACATCTGGCGCGTTCGGGCCATCGTCGGCAAGCAGCTGGCGCCGGCAACCGTCCAGGGAGTCATGTCGAACCTCCGCGCTGTGCTCGTGCACGCCGGCGCCTGGCATCGGCTGAAGTCCCCGAAGATTGTCCCGTCCGTGAAACGTCGACCGGCACAGCGACTCTGGCCGGAAGAAGTCCTGGCGCTGGAGACCTCCGCACTCCAGCCGCTGGATCACGACCGGGTCATCGTCAGCCTGGACACCGGAGTCCGTTACGGCGAGTTGCTCCAGCTCACCCGGGAAGCGTTCGTCGATCGACCGCGATCTCATCTCGACCTCTCGAAGATCCGAACGAAATCGCAGGAGGGCCGGAGAATTCCATTGACGGCCCGCAGCGAGGCGATCGTGCGGCGTCGCGGGTCAGAGGTCGGACCGGGTCGAGTTCTCTTCGCAGGGCCCCGCAATGCAAATCCTATCCGCATCCGAATCGCGAACGCGAGCGGTGTTCGGTTCCACTGGCACATGCTCAGGCACACGTTCGCGTGTCAGTGGCTCGAAGCGGGCGGATCACTGCGCGTGCTGCAGTATCTTCTCGGTCATGCGGACATCACGACGACCATGATCTACGCCGGAGCGGAGTTCCGGGACGCGATCAGGGAATTCGATGGGATCACGTTTGGGATCACGGGTTTGAAATCTTCTCTTGCATCACCCCTGCAAACCGTTGCAGGATCAATTCCTGACAGCTGGGTCAAGGTCGGATGACCCGAGGCTGCTAAGGTGTTTACGGGGAAACCTGTACGTGGGTTCGAATCCCACCCCCTCCGCCAACGTAGAATGAATCAACGCAAGCGCTTACAGGCGCAAGTTCAAGGGCCCTCAGCCACTACAACGGCAGGGGGCCCTTTCTATTTAAGTGGTCAGCGGTATACACCGCTAGCCATAGATAGACATTTTAGGACCCCCATTGGGATCACGGATGGGATCACGTGGGGCCCGTGCTGATCACCGAGCGAAGCCCGCTCAAGGACCGCCGTCCACCGGGCGTCCGGGAGACGCTCGAGGTCATCGGGGTCGACCCTTCGATCCTGACCGGCATCGCTCACATCCGGATCCTGGTCGATGGCCGGGTCAGCGTCCTGAATCTCAAGACGCTGGAGTTCCCCTCCATCGCCCGGAATGAGACGGCGTCCATCAGCCTGGCCGTTGCCGAGTACGCGGCCGCCCTGGCCGAGTTCATCGACGACTGGATCACCGCCCCGGTCGCCATCGAGCAGCCGTTCGGCGGGGGGAAGAACCTCGAGGGGTACGGCTGCCACATGCTCATCGTCGGGGGGATCCAGACCCTCCTCGCGCAGAAGGGAATCCGGACGGTCGCCATCCAGCCCCAGCGGACGAAGTCGGCCCTCTGCGACAACCCGTACGCCTCGAAGGCCCAGATGATCATGGCGGCCAAGTTGCTTCCCAACGCGGCCGAGCAGATGGATTGGAAGCGGCTCAAGCACCGGGAGGCCCAGGCGGATGCGATCGGCGTGGCGCTGGCGGCGGCCAGAATCCTGAGGTCAGCATGAAGCGGAGACCTCCTGAGAAGTCTTCGACGGGCAAGCCGGGGGTCCCGAGGCCCGACGCTCGAGCGGCCTTCCTGGAGTTCGAGGCGCGGGGCCACCAGGACGAGGATGGCAATGTCCGCACCCAGCAATGGTTTGCGGAGAAGTGGGGCGTGTCCGAGGAGTCGCTCTGTGCCTGGAAGAAGTCCGAAGGCTGGGAAGACCGGGTTGAGGAGCTGCACCTGCGGATCATGATCGGGATGGACCGGAAGATCTGGGCCCGCGTCGGTAAGTCGATCCAGACCGCCGGCGACGCCACGCTCTTCTCGAAGCGGTTCGGACGGATGATCGAGCCCGAGGAAGCAACCGGTAGCATCACCCAGAACTTCCACATCCAGGGCCCGGCCCTGGTCGAGCAGCAGCGGGAGTTCTTCCGCTCATCCACCGGCGCGAGCTCGGCCGACGAGGTGTTCCGTGACGGCGGTCCTGCAAAGGGCAAACCCCGGACGCGCCGCCAAGCCAAGTAGCCGGATCCCACCGGACTGCTACCAGCTCGGCTATCGACCTCTCGCGCTCCCCTCCGGCGTCGATCGCTGGGCATACGAGGAGGCCGTCGACCGGGACCTCTGGCTGATCGAGCACGCCCCCGACCGTGATCGACTGATCGAGTTCGAGCTGACCAGGTCGGCCGAGGACTTCTACTTCTGGGCACGGCGCTACGCCTTCATCGAGTTCAAGGGCGGGGAGGGGGATCCGAACTCCGGACGCCCATGTCGCCTCGTGCCAAACCCGGCCCAGATCCAGTACGAGACCAACCGCACCGACCGAAACATCGTTCTCAAGGGCAGGAAGCCCGGGTTCTCCACCTGGATTGATCTGCGGTACCTCTGGCGCTGCCGCTTCTACCCGCACACCCACGCCGTGGTCATGGCCGACGACGATGCCAACGCGACCAAGCTGTTCGAGCGCGTCCGCTTCGCCTACGACCGCCTGCCGAAGTGGATGCAGCCGCGGCTGAAGTACTCGAGCAAAAAGGAGCTCAGCTTCCGGGATCTCCACTCGGAGCTGCGCGTCCTGACCGCCGGGTCGAAGAACACCGGCCGCGGCTCGGACGTCGACGCCCTGCACCTGTCCGAGGCCGCGTTCTACACCGACCTGAAGGCCATCCGCGCCGGTGTCGGTCGTGCGATGCGCCCGGGCGCCTGGGAGGATGACGAGTCCACGGCCAACGGCTACGGTGACTTCCGGGACGATTACTTCAAGGCGAAGGAGGGGAAGATCAGCCTGACGGCGCACTTCTTCCCCTGGTGGGTGGACCCAACCCTCGCCTCACCGGTGATCGACCCCGGCCTCGAGAAGCTGGTGCTCGACGATCAGGAGCGGGTCCTGCGGGAGATCCACGGCCTCTCGCTCCGGCAGCTGCAGTGGCGACGGACCCAGCGCGCGGAGCTCGGTGACCGGTTCCTGGCCGAGGCTCCCGAGGACGACGTCACCTGTTTCCGCATGTCCGGCAACCCGAAGTACGACATCGTCCACCTGGCGCGCCTGCTGCCCTACGTCGAGTCGCGCGTGAAGCGGCTGGATGCCCGAAAGCTGATCCCCAGAGACGGCCGGTTCACGAACCTGCTCGCGGCCGCGGACAGCCTGCACCTCTGGGTGCCGCCGAAGCCTGCGAACAAATACGTGATCGGTGGCGACGTGGCCGAGGGCGTACCGACCGGGCACTACTCGTGCGCGGGCGTGCTGGACAAGACAGCGCGCGATCGACTCGACCAGGTGGCCGAGCTGTACGGTCACTGGCGCCCGGACCACTTCGGCGTCCTCATGGCCGAGCTCGGCCGGCTCTACGGCAACGCCCTGCTGGCACCGGAGCGGAACAACCATGGCCACGCGGCGATCCTCGCCATGCGGAAGATTGCCCACTACGGTCGGATCTATAAGCACAAGGCGCTCGGCCAGCCGAAGGGGCAGGAGACACGGTTCGGATTCCCGGCGACGATGGGAACGACCATGGCGGCGCATGACCTCTTGGGGCGTTTTTTGACAAACGGTGAGCTGGTTGTACGGTCAGCGTGGTTCGTGAGGGAGGCGATGAGCTTCCCGGCCGGGGCAGAAGACAAGGACGGACGCGACGAAGGGGGCGGTCACTGGGACCGCGTTTCAGCCTGGTCGATCGCCGTCTATGCAGCGCTCAAGGGAGAGGCCTCGGTGACGAGTTCATGAAGTCCCGCCTGACGGTACTGGACAGGATCCTCCTCCGGCTGTCGCCGGCGCTGCGTCGAGCGGTCGCCGGCACGCCGAGCCTGGTCAACTCCGGACCCAGCCGTGGTGGCGTCTCGCTCAAGGACGACGACACCTACGTGGCCGAGGCCTACAAGTGCATCGCCGCCCTCTACGCCGGCGTCTTCGCCATCGCCCACTCCGTCGCCCAAGTCCCGATCGATGTCTACCGGATCAGGAAGAGTGGCACCCTCGAGGTGATCACCGACCACGAGATCACGCGCCTGCTCGATCCCGAGCGCGGGAAGGCCAACCCCTTCTTCCCGGCGTACGACATCCACGAGGAGACCCAGAGCTTCCTCGAGCTGGCCGGCAACGGCTTCTGGCACCTGGCCGGAGGGCGCGCGCTCCTGGGTGGCGTGCCGGAGCAGATCTATTCGCTCCGGCCCGACCGGATGAAGGTGGTCGCGGCCGAGAAGGGCCAGCCGATCAGCCACTACGAGTATGACCTCGGCAACGGCAGGAAGCAGCGCCTCGACGTTAAGGAGGTCGTTCACTTCCGGTACTTCAATCCGGCGAGCCAGATCATCGGGCAGTCGAGCGGCGAGGCAGTTCGGGAAGAGATCCTGATCGAGGTCTTCGCGAAGAGCATGAACAAGCTGTTCTTCAAGAACGGCGCCACGCTCTCCGGCGTCCTCGAGGTGGAAGATGCCCTGGAGACCCCCGAGGCTCGGGCCATCCTCGAGCAGTTCACGGACAACCACAGCGGCTTCTGGAACTCGTTCAAGGTGCGCCTGCTGTCCGGTGGCGCGAAGTACAACGCGGTCCAGCCGGCCCACAAGGACATGCTGTTCTACGAGGGCCTGAAGTGGACCCGCGAGCAGATCCTGATGTCGCTGGGGGTCCCGCCGATCATGGTCACCCTCCCCGACGTGGCCACGTTCAACAACGCCCGGGAGCAGAAGCAGGGGTTCTGGGAGAACACCGCGATCCCGAAGATCCGGAAGCGGGACGCCACGCTCAACCTGCAGCTCGTGCCGCGCTGGGGCCCGGGGCTGGTGCTCAAGTCCAACCTATCGAACATCGAGGCGCTCCAGGCCAGCCTGAAAGACCTGGTTGAGCCCCTCGAGGTGCTGCAGCGGATGGGTTCCCTTAGCCGAAACGAGGTCCGCCTCTGGGTGAAGACGCGACAGATGCCCGACCTCAAGCCGCTGCCCGACGGAGATGACTACTACCTGCCGATCGGGATGATCTCGACCGACCGGGAGGACCTCCCCGCGACGGATCCTGTAGCTCCGCCGGCATCGGCCGACGAGCCAGTGGTCACTGACGAGAAGTCGGTCAACGCCTTCCTGGCCAGCATGACCCGGGAGGGGCGCCGCCTCGAGGAGGAGCGCCGGCGCGCCCGCACGCGCGCGAAGGCCGACACGATGGCCCGCCGGGTCGAGGCACATGCCCCGATCTATGCCCGGGCGATCAAGACCGTGTTCAAGGCCCAGGAGCGGGTGCTGCTCGAGAACGTCGATCGCCTGGCTCGGTCCGCCCGCCCCCTCGAGGCAGCGAACCGCGGCCTGGACGACATCGACGACCTGTTCAACGCCATGCGCTCGGCCAACTCCAAGCGGATCGAGCAGGCGATGAACAAGCTGGTCAAGGAGTTCGGGGACGCGGCGCTCACCGACCTCGGCCTCGAGGCCACCGAGGTCGGCTTCAACATGGTGAACGAGCGGGTGCTGTCCTACCTGTCGAACACCGCGGCGTCGAAGGTGAAGCTGATCGACGAGACCACCGCCGGCACGGTGAGGGCCGAGATCCAGAAGGCGATGCTCCAGGCTCAGCTCGAGGGGGCGAACATCGTCGACACGGCCGGGGCGATCATGAAGGCCGGAATCGAGTCCGGGATGGAGATCCGCCGGGCCCGGGCCAACGCCATCGCCCAGACGGAAACCACCGGGGCCTTCAACTTCTCGGATGCCGAGGCCTGGATCCAGTCCGATGTGGTGGAGACCAAGGTCTGGCGGGCGAATGACGACGAACACACCCGCGATTCCCACCTGGCTGCCGACGGCCAGGAGGTGAACATTACCCAGCCGTTCAACGTGAACGGCCAGAGCTTGATGCACCCCGGCGACCCCGCCGGCTCGGCCGCGGAGGTCGTGAACTGCCGTTGCCACATGGAGCCGGGCGAGTTCAAGAAGGGCTACCGACCGCCCGATCAGCGAGACCACCTACGCGAGATTTGCGCGAAGTTGAACGTGACCCCAACCTAGTCCTCGTACCAGAGGGACGCACTCACGCCGGGGCTGGCTGAGTCTCTCGTCGCAAGTGAGCGACGATGTCCGAACTGACACAGGTCGAAGTAGCTGCCCGCCTGCGGGCGATGGCCAAGGCCGCCGAAGGGACGACCGAAGAAGGTCTCGTCCACGTTCGGGAGTCTGATGGCCTCGTGATCGTCGGCGCCTACCAGGGCGGGTTCACCCGTGCGGCTACTCTCTCCGAGAAGGACTACAGCTGCGACGCACTGATCTCCACGAACATCGTCGATCGCTACCGGACGATCGTGGAGCCGTCTGGCGTCCGCCTCGAGAACTACCGCAAAGCGCCCCGCGTGTTCTGGGGTCACGAGGACTGGAAGCCGCCGATCGGCACGTCCGAGTGGGAGAAAGTTCTCGATACCGGGATCCTCGCGCACCCGCGCCTGGCCGTTGCGGAGCGACCGATCGTGGCCGAGCTCTGGGGCCTCATGAAGGCCTTCGACCTCAACACCTGGTCGATCGGCTTCCTGCCCATCCGAACCGAAGAACTTGATCCGGCCCAGCACAACGGGGCCTGGCTCCGCTTCATCGAGTGGGAGCTGCTCGAGTACTCGCTGGTCGGCGTCCCCGCCACTCCAAACGCCCTGACCCTGGCCCTCGCTCAGAGGATCGTGACGGAGTCGGAGCAGCAGGGACGTCGGATGCCCACCACCGAGCTCGAAGGCGCCTGGGCGGTCATGTCCCGCGCGGCAAGCCTCGTAGTCGAGACGCCGGAGAACCCGGCAGCGGCGGCGGAGGCCATCACGTTCGAGTCAATCGAAAGACTGCTGGCCGAGATCGAGGGGCGGCAGCAGACGGAAGACGATATGAATGCCGCGATCGCGGCTGCACGGACGGCTCTGGAGCAAATGGCTCTGGCCGGGGCGGAACTGAGGGCGCTCCGGTGAGGACGCCGATGGCCACAGGCCAGGAGAACTAGGACGATGTCGGAACAGATCCAGGAACTGAAGCTGTTGACCGAGGGGATCGCCCGCTCGACCCTCGATCTCAAGAACGAGGCCACCAATTTCCAGCGCTCCCAGGGGGAGCGAATGGAAACGGTCGAGCGGATCATCGGGGAGATCAAGGCCCAGTACGCGGCCGCCCCCAGTGTCGTGAACTTCCCGAAGTTCGACCCGACCATGCTGAAGTACGACAACTCCCAGGAGGGATTCAACCGGATGCTCCGGTCGGAGACCGTCGGGCCGGAGGTCGTGCGGGAAATCGTCAGCGAGGTGAAGCGCGCGAGCGACGAGTACTTCATGGTCCTCTCGATCATGAACCTCGACCCGAAGCGCCGTGGGAACCCGATTCCCCAGGCTGAAATCGAAAGCTGGAAGTCCAAGCGGCGCTTCGATTCGGCCATCCGTGCCCTGAACACCCAGGTGGCCCTCGAAGGCGGCAACTGGGTGCCGGAGTCGATGTCCACCGACATCATGGCCTACTTCCAGCTGCAGCTCTCACTCGCGAGCCAGTTCCGCGAGGTGCAGTGCTCGACCCAGCTTTGGCGGTACCCGTTCCGCACCGCCAAGCCGAAGGCCCAGGTGTTCGGCGAGCGTTCGGGGTCGACGATGTACACGGACAACCCCTACACGCTGACCGTCGCCGGCGCTGCGTTCGGCACCAACAAGCCGGCCGACAAGAAGACCTTCGACAACGACAAGCGGCTCCGGGCCTTCGAAATCGCGTCGGACATGTTCGACGAGGACTCGATCGTCGCAGCGATCCCCATGCTGATCGAAGACATGGGCTTCGCCATCAAGGACGGCTGGTCGCAGGCGATCCTGAACGGCGACACCCACGCCACCACCCACATCGACGATGACGTCACCGAGGCACCCACCGGCACGTCGCCGCAGGTCCTCGTCGACGGCCTCCGTGATCACTACCTGAACATGACTACGCCGCCGGTCGTGAACGTGACGGCGACGCCTTCGATCGCGGACTACCGGAACCTCCGGGCCAAGATGATGCCGTACGGCGCGGACCTGGCCAACCTGTTCTTCCTGGTTGGCGGGCTCGGTTCCGTTCACATCGCCTCGATCCCGCAGGTGATCACGCTGGACAAGCTCGGTCCAAACGCGACGGTGCTGAAGGGGCAGCTCTTTGCCCTCGACATGATCCCGATCGTGCTCGACCCGTCGGTCCGCGAGGACATCTCGGCCAACGGCAAGAACACCACGGCCGGCCCGAACGACAAGACGGCGACCTACCTGATCCACCGCACCAAGTGGATCAAGACCCGCCGGCTTGGGATGACGGTCGAGACCGACCGCTTCATCACCACCGGCGAGACGATCGTCGTGGCGATGGATCGCGGCGACTTCGGGTACGTCGGAGCGACCGGTGCCTCGGCCGACAAGGTCGTCGGCGCCATCCACGGGATTCCGGCCACGGTCACGGTCCCGGCGGCCTAACCGTCCGTGGACTTCAAGTCACACTTCTCGCCGCCTTCATCGGCCCGTGAGGCCAAGCACGAGCTGATGAGGGCGGCGGATTCTCTGAAGAGGGGAGCCATGCTCTACGAGATACACAAGCCGATCAACGCGGGCTGGTGCACCGGGGAACCCGGAGACCTGATCGAGCTCGACGAAAACCAGGCCGCGGCGCTTCGGCACCACCACGGCAATGACGCCATCACAGAACATTCGCCGACGGCCGAGGAGCCGCAGGACGAAGCCCCGGCCGCGGAGCCGGAGTCGTCGGCTAATAACTCGGATCCCGCTGGCGCACCGCCCGCGGACGATGACGACGAAGAAGACGAAGCGGCCCTCGAAGAGGGCGATACCCCGGTCAACCGCATGGTGAGCCACAGCGGCCGCGGCGGCGGGGGCAAGCGGGGCGGAGGGAAGAACAAGTGAAGCATTTTCTGATCCTGACCGCCATGGTGGCGGCACTGATCGTTCCGATGCAGCTCCAGGCTGCGACGCACACGGTCACCACGATCCCTGAGGTTGGGTCCCCACTTGGGACGACCTACCACTCTGACTGGTCCTCGCTCACGCTCGCCAAGGCCGACACCGGAACCACCTACATCGACCTGAACGATCCGGCTTTCAAGGGGGCAATCCGCGTCAACTCCTCGGGAGTTCCGTTGCTCACCCTTGAAATCTCTTCGACGTTCGCGGCGAGCATTGATTCGTCCCGCCTGGAGATCGCAAGTGGTAACTCCATCGGCGGGTCGTTCATCACCGAGTACTCGTTCACCGGATCCATCGGCGGGGCGAACGCCACTCTCATGACGGCCGCGGTCCCTCACAAGCGAATCACGTTCAGTCCCAGCATGGTCGGCGTGCTTCGCATTAGATGTCAGAACAACGATGCCGGCACGTCGGGATTGATCGACACCTTCATCACGGCCCTGCGCCAGTCTCCCTGACGGATTCCAGTGAGCCTCGGGGCCAATGCGTTTCTCACTCTCGATGAGGTAAAGGTCTGGCTGGGTAAGCAGCAGGAGACCCAGGATGAACGCGCCCTCATCGAGCAGTTGATCAACGGATTGACCGAGGCCATCGAGAAAGAGATTCGCCGCCCAGTTAAGGCGCGGGCCCGGACCGAGCGTCACCATGGTCCGGGCTCTCGCCGTCTCTGGCTAGATGTCCGGCCGGCGGCCAGCGTCACGGTGCTCCGGCTCCTGAACTACGACGGCACGGTCTACCGGACCTTCGCCACGACCGACTACTACCTGGACGGTGAGACGGGTTCCGTCTTCCTGTTCAAGGAGACCTTCCCGCTGGCCATGTACAACGTCGAGGTCACCTACACGGCCGGCTGGAGCACGGTCCCGGAGTCGCTGAAGCTGGCGGCCCAGCTGTGGATCCGAAAGCTCTGGAAGGACCGGGACACCGAGCGGGATGAGATCGCCTCGATCTCGGTGAACGGAACGACCACGACCCATGTCGTCGGCCCCATGCCGCCGACCGTGAAAAGCCTCCTGGCACCCTTCCGGCTGGCCGCGGGGGCCGCATGACCGAGCCCATGTTCAACGTCACGGTCGTCAAGGGGAATGAGGCCTCCCAGGAGATCCGGAACCTAGAAGCCGGGATCTCGAAGCGCACGACGCGCCGCATGTACACGGCCTCCCTGATCCTGACCCGGACCATCCGGCGGATCGTCACCGGTACGCGCGTCTTCAAGGGGAGCGATGCCCGGGTTCGGACCGGCAAGTTCGCCCAGGCGTGGCAGACGATTCCGGTCGCGACGCGAGGTAACGACGTCGTCGCCGGCGCTTTCAGCAGCCACCCGGGCGCCGCCATCCAGGAGTACGGCGGCGACATCGTGCCCAAGAACGCCAAGGCGCTGACGATTCCGCTCGATGCCGAGGCCGCCCGCGCACGCGCGGGAGACTTCGACCTGGAACTCCGGATCTTCAAGCGGGAGACGGGCGGGGTGATCGGGAAGCTGGTCGAGAAGTCCGACCCGGACAAGGCCCGGTACCTGCTCCTGAAAAAGGTGCGGATCAAGGCCAAGAACTACCTGACCGCGGCGCTGGCCGAAGCCACTCCCGAGATCGGGGATCAGATCGACCAGGGCGTGAAGGATGAGCTGGCCGCATTCGGAGCGAGGCCCTGATGGCCTACGCACTCCTGGTAGAGAAGGCCCTCTGCGATGCGGTCGAGGCCGAGCTGCTCAAGATCGACGGAACGGTCGACGCCTGGCGCTTCGATCTCCGGGGTCACCTCCACGACTACTTCGTGAAGAGCCCCGACCAGGTCGACGTCGAGCAATCGCCCTGGGTTGTGGTGCTACCGGGGGACTGGACAAGCGCCCCGGGCATGAGCCGCACGCGGGAGGGGACGAGTGAGGTGCTGGTGGGGGTCGTCATCCGGCCTGACCCGGTCCGCTATCCGGATCCGGACACCGGGAAGGCGAAGACGGTAAAGACGCTGGCGCTCGAGTTCTCTGGCGAGCTCCGGAAGGCGCTAGGAAACATCCCGACGGTTTCGGCCGGCGGGGTTGGGTGCAATCGACAGGGTGAGATCGCGGTCGAGCTGATCGTCGATCCCATGGGGAGATTCGCGACGTTCGGGGCTTCAATCCCGTTCAAGACTCACGGAAGTTTCGGGGCGTAGGAGAAGGAAATGCCTGGAGCAGGATTCGACAACCTCATCGGGTTGGCCACCGAGGTCACCAACGGCACGGCCGTGGCGGTTCCGTCGGGTGGTCACAACCGCGTCCGGGCGGTTCGCTACGGCATGCGGTCGTCCCGGACCACCGGCAACCGCAACATGGGCAAGCGCACCCCGACGTGCAAGCGTGCCTACAACCTCCACTCCGAGGGCGGGGTCGACTTCGACCTGTCCTACCAGGGATGGGAGCACTGGTACCGGCACCTCTTCGGCCTTTCCTCGGTCGTCACCACGACCGCGGGCGCACCTAACGTCGGCGCGTTCACCAATGTCTACACCCTGAAGACGGCCCGGCAGCCGGGCGGATCGCTGAACCACCTCTCCGGAATCACGAACGGGCTGCTCGTCTACCCCGGTTGGAAGCCGACTGGATGGCGCTGGGACTTCCGGAAGGAGAACCCGGTCACCCTGTCGATCGATGGAATCGGCCAGGTGACGAACACTCCGGCCGCGCTCCCGGGCAGCCCCACGGTCCTCGAGGAAGTCGACTCTGGGATCATGTGCATCAATCACAACGAGACCACGGATGGATTCAAGTTCTACATCGGCACCGCCGGTGGAACGAGCTACGTCGAGACTGGAATCACTGAGGGCTTCGTGGCCGCCACCGATCCGAAGACGAACAACCGGGGCAACCTCGGAGCCCGGAAAATGGCGGAGCCGCTCCCCAATGACCTCACGGACATCACCGGCGAGATCACCCGGGAGTACATCGACGCGGCGCTGATCACCGACTTCCTCGCCGGCACCGACAAGGCGTTCAAGTTCGAATGGGTTTTCCCGACGGTGATCATTCCGGCCGGCTCCTTGAAGTGGTCGATGATCATCGAGCTGCCCTATGTGAGCTACGACCAGGCCGGTGCCGAGGCGGACGACGCGGGCCCGATGGACGAGGTGATCCCGTTCGTGGGGAACGCCCCGACCGCGGCCACGATGATGATCCTGACCACCATCAACAAGAAGAACGCCCAGGCCGACACGCAGTAAACCGGGGAGGGGCATTGAGCAGTACAGCTGAAAAGATCAAAGCCAGGCAACTGGTCACCCATGTCATCGACTTCGGGGGGGAGGAGCTGGAGTTCCGGCTCCTTCGCCCCCAGGCCATGCACCTGATAGCAGCCGGGATGCCGATCGCCTGCTTCAGCCACCGGCGGACGGTCTCTGAACGCCTCAAGACCCAGCAGGAGTATTTCCTCGAGCTGTCGAACGACGAGAAGAAGCTCAACGGCTACATCCGGAAGATGCTGGTGCAGTGCATGGTCGACCCGAAGTTTCACGACGGACCGCTCGAAACCTGCCCCGATGGCCAAGTCTGCATGGACCAGATCGAGGGGGTCGCCGGAGACATCTTCGAGGAATTGATGGCGCTGGCAGGCTATCGGGAAGCGGAGGTGGCGGCCAAGGTCGCAGAGAACTTTCGCGAAGACGCCGGACGGGAAGCGGGTGACGATGGTGGCCCGCTACCTCCGAGTGAGGCCGTCGGAGCTGCTGTCGGGCAGCCTGGCTGACCTGAATATCGACGTCGCCATGGTCATGAGGGCCGTGCGCGACGAGGCCAAGGCGTTCAAGGACGTGACGCGCAAGGACCGTGAGGGCTGGTTTTCGATGATAGCCAACGCCCTCCGAGCGGCGCTGGAAACCTCGAGGTAGGTCATGCCAGACGCACGGCGAATTATCGAAGTCCTGATCAACACGAAGTTCGACGGCAAGGGCCTCCAGCAGGCCGGCCGCGACTTGTCGTCGATCCAGGGACTCATCGGCGGGATCTCGCGCGGACTGGTCACCGGAGGCGCCGCCGTCGTCGGCACGCTGACCGGAATGGCCATTGCCTCCGGGCGCGCCGCGGACCAGATGCGGGACCTCTCGATCCGCAGCGGGATCCAGGTCGATCTCCTGTCCGAGCTGGGCTACGCCGCCGGGCAGTCCGGGACCAACGTCCAGGAGCTGGCCGACGGCCTCAAGTTCCTGAACCGGAATGCGGACGACGCGGCCAGGGGTGGGGAGGAGGCCGCCAAGAAGTTCGCCCGGGTCGGGGTTTCGGTCACGGACGCCAACGGGAAGCTGAAGGACTCGAAGACCCTCCTGCTCGAGACGTCGGATGGCCTGAAGGCCATGACCAACGACGGTGAACGAGCGGCCGCTACGCTCGACCTGTTCGGCCGCTCCGGGGACCGCCTCACGGAGTTCCTCGGACTCGGATCCGCCGGGATCAGGGACATGATTTCGGACGCCCAGAAGCTGGGGGTGACAGTGAGCCCGCTTCTGGCGAAGAAGGCGGACGACTTTGGGGACGCCCTCGGTCGGACGAAGGCTGCCACCGGCGGCCTTGGTCTGACCATCGCTGATGTTCTGCTCCCGAAGCTGACGGTTCTTGCCGACAAGCTCACCGACGTCGTGCTGAAGGGCGCCGAATTCGTGAAGCAGAACCCGGATCTGGTGGCATCGGCGACGAAGTACGGCGCGATTGCTGTCGCAGGTGGAGCCGCCCTCGGTGTCGTGTCGAACATGGCCACAACCCTGTCCGGCCTGATTGCACTGTTCAAGGACGGCAGCGCAGCAGCTGCCGGCCTGCTCGCGTTCTTCACGAACCCTGCGGTCCTTGTTGGAGCCGCGGCGATCGCCAGCATCGGCGCCGGGGTGACGTATGGACTGGACGCATCGAACGAAGAAAAGAAGGCCGCTCGGGACCGGGTCACGGGTCGGATCCAGTCTGATCCCCGGGCTCAGGACGACCTCAAGACCCTTCGGGAATTCTCACAGCTCCAGGCAGTGACGCAGGAGCAGCAGGCTGGAGCCCTTGAGGCCTCGGCACGCTTGGGACAGCTTCGCCTGACCATTGAGAAGGAAATCACGGCAGAGTTCAGGTCGCAGCGAGATGCCACCGTCAGTGCCGGCGAGGCACTTATGGCTGGCGTGGCGGCTGGGGTCCAGGCGGCCAGAGATCGCGAGGCGGCGATCAAGAATTCGGGTCTCTCGCGTGATCGGTTCGAGTACTTCGAGAAGTTGGGCGCTGATCTGGCCAAGCTGAACCAGGAGGCGGATCGGTTCACCCTGCCGGCGAAGATCAAGGCACTTCAGGAGGCCCTCGCTGCCATGCGGCACGAAGCCGAGCAGGCGAGGAGACCGCTGGGCGACATCATCATCGAGCACGCCGGGAACGAAGCACCCCTGAGGTCGGGAACGCGCCTCCCGCAGTTCATCGAGGATCGCCACCAGGCTGAAGCGGATCGGCAGGCTGCCAAGGCCCGCGGGAAGCAGGATGCCTCGCTTGGGCCTGGAGGCAATCTGGACCCACTCGGAATCAAGCTGGTCGACCCCTGGAAGGAGGCCACGGACAATCTCAAGGATGTCGGCACGGTAGGGACCGCCGTTGCCCAGAGCCTGACCAGCAGCTTCCAGAGTTGGCTACACACGATCGTCGAGACGGGTGACGGTCTCAAGGACCTGGGCAAAATCCTGCTCAAGTCGCTGGCCTTCACGGGCATCGATTTCCTGACGGGGGGCATCTTCAACGTCCTTCAGGGGCTGCCATTCGGCGGCAAGAAGAAGGGCCTGGCCGAGGGTGGATCCGTCGGCCCCACTGGCCGGATTCAGGCCTTCGCATACGGAGGCGTCGTTGGCGGCTCCCGTGGCCACACGGACAGCGTCCTGGCCGCCCTCTCGCCGGGGGAAATCGTCCTCCCGCCGACCCTCGCGAAGCTCTTCAGCAACCTTTCTGGCCTCGACCAGCCTTCTCTCGCCGCCAACCTGGGCGGCGGCAGCCGGAGCTACAACATCAACGTGAGCCCTCTCACGGGCTCGCATCACGAGGCGCTCGAGTTCGCGCGCCGGATCCGCCACGCCCTGCGTGAGCTGGATGGGGAGTTCGTCCGATGAGCGATACGGGATTCAAGCTCCGGGTCCACCTGGCTCCGATCCGGGATGAGAGCTACGGCTACCGTAGCTCCAACCTCCTCGGTCAGTACGCCGGATCGTTCAACGAGGCCCACGGCGAGAGCGACGGCGTCGAGCTCGACAGCGGGATCGTCTCGTTCGATCCGGACACCCCGGGCACAATCGAGAACGAGCTGCTCGACGGCACCGGCCGGGTGAACCGGGTGAGCATGCCGAGGCGAAACCTCGTGATCGACGTCTCCGGGCTCGACGCGGATCAGTGGGCGCGCCTCGATCGACTGCTCGCCACCGGTCGGCCGCTGGCCGTAGGCGCTTGGTTCGACGAATCCACCCGGTTCATGAGCCACTTCGCCGGCCTCGACAACTTCTTCAAGGGCGTGGCGGAGATCGGCCGATGCACTAACAGCCAGGTCATCCGGCGAGATCAGCAGTACGGAGACGCTCTAAGCGACCTTTGGCCCCACGACATCGGTGGGTACAACACGATGCGCGGGAGCGTCTACGACGCCGACGGGAACGTCATCCCGAAGATCGTCCGTGGGATGATCGGCAACGCGATTCTCCTGGAGTCCCCGGCGTGGAATGCGTACGGTTCCTCGACGCCGTCGGTCGGATCCAGTCTCTGGCCGAACAATAGCGGGGCTGGACATGCCGATGTCAGGGCAGAGGCTACGTTCTACCGGCCGCTGGCCGGCGGGGGGTACGTGACTCACATCGCTATCGGCTGCGACTCCGCCGGTGAGCGCTACGTGGAGAGTGGCAACGTCAGCCTGCCGGATACCTCCAGCGTCGGGGGAGTTGGATACTGCCCGGCCATCCTGGCTCGCGGGTCGGGGACGTTCCGCCTCCAGTGGATCAACGCCGGGACCGTCGACAACGCCGAGACGTTCGTCCTGACGGACAAGGTCCAGCTCTTTCCGCTCTACAACTGTGGCGGGAACCCAGGGGACACACGCCGTCTCCGGATCTCGGCCGGTGGATCTGTTGGAACGTCCGCCGTCCACATGGAATTCTTCGGCCGGATGCTGGTCCCGGGTCAGCTGATTCCGACGGCATGGCCGCGCGCGGGAACGGCCCCGAGCCCGGTCGTTGTGGATGGCATCACGGTCGACGACTCGGCACCCTGGGCGGGCTACACGGTGGTCGTCTGGTTCCGCTGGAATCTCCAGGACATGCAGAACGCCCTCTATGCGGTCGAGGGCCTCGGCTTTGTCCACTGGCTCTACTGGCGGGGCTATGACCTGTTCTTCGAGCACCAGGGTGGGTCTGAGGACGAAGTCACGGACGCCTTCCTCAACATCGAGGAGAACTCGTGGGTGCAGGTCGTGATGACCAGTGAGGCCCCGACCACCTCACCGTATTGGTACAAGCGGAAGTTCTACGTGAACGGAGTGCTCAAGGCCACTTCCCAACAGGCGGTGGATACAACGGCCCTTGTAGCTTCCGGTGCCCAGTCCTTCAAGATCGGTCACGGCGGTTCTCAGCCCTGGTGGGCGGCCAACGCCCCGATTGATGCGTTCCGGCTGGATGCACGGATCTGGGGGGCTGCCGAAGTCGCGAAGGACTGGGAGACCAGGTCCGACACCGGCATGCAGACGATCCTCCAGAAGCTGCAGGGGAGGTACTTCGCCTTGAGCCACGACATGAGCCCGCAGGCCGTCTTCATCGACAAGATGCGGGGCATTATCCGCCTCCGCCAGGTGGACATTCGGCTCCAGAGCGCGACCTGAGCCATGGACCAGATTGAGTTCAAGGTGGATCTCAAACTGCCGGACCTGACGGTGGTGAACATCGGCCTCGATGTTCTCGGCCTGGGTTCCGCCGGCGTCGGACGGATCCGATCCTCTCTGAACCCGCTTTCACGTGAAACAGAGCTGTCTCTCGCATCCATCTTCGCTGACAACGGGCAGGGTCACTTCTCGCCGTCCCACGCCAATTGCCTGTGGGGAACGAACCTCTACCAGGGCTCGCGCGTCCGGGTGTTCTCGCGGTGGCGGACCACCCAGGGCTCGGTGACCGCCTGGGAGCCAGCGTTCGTAGGGGTGCTGGATCGGATCACCCTGGCCTCGTCAAGCCAGAGGGCGGAACTCAAGGTCGTTGACGCTCTGACCCGACTCCAGAACCTCAACGTCCCGCAGGCCCTCGAGGGCGCCAGCTTTGCAAACGATTCGCCTGCACACCAGGCGCTCAAGCTGATCGGATCCGGCTACGGGAAGGTGGCCAGCGAGTTCATTGACACCGCGAGCTTCGAGGCCGGACACACGGACGAGGCTGGCGCCGGCATGACCATGAAGAAGTTCACGCTGCAGCCCGGGACCTGGTTCAGCAACCTGCGGATCATGCTGAATCACGGAGGATCCGGAGTGCGAATCGGCCGGGACGGGAAGATCTATTACTTCACCTGGCTCCCGGACCTCTCGACACCAACGATCCACCTGCGGCGTGGTGAGAACCTGATCGATCTGACCGGCGGGGATCAGTTCCAGTACGTGAGGAACGCCATCAAGGTGCAGCGTGGCAATCATGCCACTACGCCGCCGACTCCCGGCGTGAATACCTCTGGCTCGCCGCGGCTGGTTACAACGTCCATTGACGCTTGGGACGAGCGGTACGAATCGACATTGTCGCTGACCTACTACGACTCGGACGCTCCGGCCAACCTGGCGGCCGACCGTCGGATTGACCTGCTTTCCATCCCGCCGCTGCTCCACACCGCCGTCTGCCACATGACCCCGGACCTGTTCCCTTTCGAGCCCTACCAGAGACTGATCGTGTCGGATCACTTCTACGGCTACGTCGAACGGCCGTTCACGGTGATCGAGATGGACGCCTCGCCGGCGTCGCAGCAGGTCACCTTCACCCTCTGGGACAACGCCATCAGTGCGGACTCCTGGCTCATCTGCAACCGGTCCGGCCACAAGCTGGACGATAGCTACAAGATTTGGTGAGGCCATGAGCGCGAAGTCCAAGCAGCTATTTGCTGCGAGCCCAACCGAGACCCTGACCACGGTTACACGCCTGGCCGGAATCCAGCGGGCCAATGGCAACCTGATGCTCCTCGGGATGACCTGCCCGACGCGGGAGTTCAATGGATCGAAACAGTTCAAGCTGAAGATCCGAGGGCTCCGATCCCCCTTTCTGATGATCCGCTATCGGATCGTCCTGGGTACCAACCCGACGAACTACGCGAACACACACTACTTCGAGTTCTACGAGCAGATCAGTCCGGCGGACAATGGCCTTGCCGTCCTTCACCGACGTAACTGGGCCAGCAAGCGCGGTGGTGTCGCCCACGATCAGGAGTACGTACACGTCCACCGGGTGAGTTACGGGATTGGCGGGACAACCGGGAATGGAGGCGGCGGTCGGCCGGCGCTCGTTGTCTACGACCCGACCACCATCAGCATGAAGTTCAACATCGACACGACCAATGGAACCGAGAATGGGAACCACATCCGGAATCTGGTCATCGCCGGCTTCAGCGGATACGACAAGACGCAGACCGGTGAGAATGTGCCGCTGCGGACGAAGCAAGCCGACACCTACCAGGACATCTTCTCCTACTCGGAGTGGCCCGGATGAGCCCGCTCAAGACCTTTGCCGGCAGTGAGAGCTGGATCGACACGAACGTCAATCCCGGAATCGAGGACATCCCCGGCGTGTTCCTGCACGCCTGTTCCGGGCTTCACGAGTTCAAGGGGAAGACCGCGATCGGCCAACACCAGGTGGCCGCCTTCGAGGTGGCCCCGCTCTGCGGAAATTGCCTCTGCATCGCCATGCAGGCCTGGGTGGCCTCCGGATCCGGCGAGGTGTGGTTCGAGCTCGAGCAGGGGGGGCTCACGGCGGAGATCTGGCACCTATCTGGGATCACAGGCACAACCGCTCCGTCACCTGGCCAGTCGTCGGTCTTCGACCTGACGGCCGTAACCAGCGCCGGAGGCGTGAACATGGGGGACCTGACCGGCACCGACGTCATCATCCGGATGTTCTGCGATCCCGACGTGAAGGTCCGGAACGTCCGCATCTGGACCGGCGACTCTTCCAGTGCCGGGGACTACGGAGTCTGACATGGCACAGCCTGGACTGATCCTCTGGCAGCACGGTGACTACGCCTACTCGGTGGATGGGAGCCCGGACTGGAGCAGCGACGACGCGATCGTCTCGGGAGGTACGCCCCGCTTCAAGCCCGACATGAACCAGCTCCTGGCCTGCCGCTGCCATCACCTCCTGGTCGGCTACATCCCGGAGGGAGAGGACATCACCGTCACGGCCACGGCCTACCCCGGTTCCCCCGACAAGCGGTGGACCGTCAAGCCGTGGGTTGGGAAGTACCTCACCGTGAAGGTCGCCCTGATCGTGACGGCCGGATCGGGAAACATCTACGTCAAGGCCGAGCACGAGGGTCCGGTCAGCACGAAGACGACCATCACGACCTTTCAGACGAATTCCACGGCCTTGACCCACCTCAATGCGACTTTTGACGTATCGAACATCGGGGGCAATGATCGACGCGGCGATGAGGGGTACTTCAACCTCTACCTGAAGGTCGACACCGGTGTCACGGCGAAGATCAAGGGCATGGTGGCCTTCCAGCTCGACGACATCGCGAGCGGGACCTACACGTTGGATTAACCCGGGGCAGGGAGCAGGATCATGAGTGAGAGCTGGTGGAATCATCCCGGGTCGCAGCGGCGCCGCAAGGTCGACCTGACGACAGAAACGACCGTCAACATCGATTTCGTGTGGGCCACGGACGCGGATCTGTTGGACTGCAGCGAGATCGTCATCAAGGAGATCCATCACTACTGCGTGCAGAGCGTCACCCCCATTGGCATGGACGTCAAGATCGAACAGCCGGTTGGCACCGCGATCGGGGCCGGTTTCGCCATCCAGTACGGCACGGCCGTTCCGATTTCCGGAGGCCGCGGGAAGGCCTACCCCCCGCCCGGGCTCTACCTGAACAAGGTCGACGGAAACGTCCGTGTGACCCTCACCATGGCGAGCGCAATGAACCCCGGCCGTTTCTGGCTCACGTTCCACAAGAACAAGGTCAGCTGACCCGATCGTGGCCAACCTCATCTATCCCAAGTTCAAGCTGAACCACGCCACCGCCGCCGGCTTCGATTGGTTGAACCACGACATCCGAGCCCTCTGCATCAGGACCGGTGGCGCGAGGAACACGGCCCATGAGTTCGTGTCCGATGTCATCGCGGGCGGGTTCGAGGTCCAGAGCGGATACGGTTACTCCCGGCAGCTGGTCACGGGCAGGACGAAGGTCCTCGTCGGGGAGTCCTTGGAATGCCGGGGAGGCAACAGCAACTTCGGCTCCGCCATTGCCTCTGGTGCCGGCTCGATCATCGCCGTCGTCTACTACCGCTTCGTGACCGGCGACTCCGACAGCCCGGTCATCAACTGGAACGACGCCGGCGGTAGCCCCAACGACCTTCCGTTCGCCACCGACGGGGGGCCGTTCGAGATCCAGCCTCCGGGTGGCGTGATCCTGACGCTCTGACATGATCCGGACCCTGCGGCCTTCCGCCGCTGGCGCGTCGGCTCAGTGCGCCAAGGTTGGCGACACGGCCAACTGGAAATGCGTCGACGAGTCATCCTCTGACGGGGATACGACGCACGTTGCGGACGTCACAGCGGGCGATGGCACCGAAGTCATCCTGACAGACTCGTACGCCATGCAGGACCTCCCAACGGGGCTCCTTGGCGCGATCAGCAAGGTCCGGGTCTTCCTTGTCGCCAAGTACAACCAGCTGTCACCAGGGCACGCGAAGATTCGCCCCCAGATCCGGATCGGATCCACCTACTACCTCGGGACCGAGATTGACCTGACCGGGTCGTACGCCTCGACGGTCAAGGAGTGGACGACCAGCCCGGCTACCGCGGCCGCGTTCACCGTGGCCGAGATCAACGCCTCCCAGGGGGCGCAGCGCCTCAGGGCCCTCGACGATGGGACTGGAACGCCCACGGAAGTCCGCTCTACCCAGCTCTACATGGAGGTCGAGCACGTTCGGGTCTTCCAGCCGACGGCCGCGGCTTCGATGGCGATGGGCGGGCCGCAGGCGGCGTTCTATCACCCGGGTCCGCCAGCTCTCCCGGCGCCACCGGCGAAGCTGTCGGCCGCGCTGCCGTTTCGGCAGTCTGGAACCGGAGCCGCCTGTGGATCCGCCCAGGCCTCGATCGCTCAGTCGTTCCGGCAATCCGGGTCGGTATCGGCCAGCTTTCCAACCTCCGCGATTTTTGCCCTGAAACTCAGTCGCGTGGACACTGTCGACGGAGACTTCTGACCATGGCCTTTCCGACCTATGTCCAGAACAACGAAGGCGACACGATCGAGATCGACACGCCCGACGACATCTCGGACGCGACGGTCAAGACGTTCCGCTTCAAGAAGCCCGACGGGACCATTGTCGACGTGACAGCGGCGTTCTCGAACGCTCCCGGCACCGACGGCAAGCTCAAGGTCGTGACCGCGGCTGGCGGCTTCCTACTCAACCAGGCGGGACCATGGCGCGTCCGCGGGTATGTGGAGCGGCCATCCGGGAAGTTCAGGACCCTGCCGGCCGAATTCTACGTGGCCGCCGACTTGGCGGCTTCGGCCTGATGTCCGAATCCCTGATCTTCTCCCTCATCCAGCTCGGCATCACGATCGCCGGGTTTATCGCGCTGGCCGCCGTCGCCAACTACCGGATCGGGAACCTCGAGCGGCAGCGCCTCGAGGATAGGGTCGATCGAAAGGAAAAGTGCGATGAGGACAAGGCCGACCGGGAAAGGGCCTTCCTCACGCTGGCCGAAGCTCTGGCGAAGATCGACGCCAACATCCACGTGAAGACCGAGGACGCTGCCAGGGAACACGCTGAGTTCCGCGCCGGGATCACGGCCAACGGGGTACGGATGGATGACCAGGCCGAGCGGATGAACGACCACGGCCGGCGCCTGGATGACCACGGCCACCGGATCACGAAGCTCGAGGTCAGAGCATGAACGCCTGGCCGAAGGACGACCGAGCGAGCCTCGAAGCGTTCTACGGGACGCACGAGCTCGACCTGGCCGGGAAGCCGACCGCGCACTGGGAAGAGTCCAACCTGGCCTTCCTCGCGCCCCCGTGGAAGATGGTGCTCTCCTGGGATCCGACCAAGCGGGTTCGCGTCATCAAGTGCCACTGGTCGGTCAGGGATTCACTGGCCCGCATTCTGGATACCATCTGGCAGCACTACGGCAGCCAGGCGGCGATCGAAGCGGTCGGGCTGCACCTCTGGGGTGGCTGCTACGAGTTCCGCCGCGTGTCGGGTTCGAACGAGCTTTCCACGCACGCCTGGGGCGCTGGTGTCGACATCAACCCGGCGAGCAATCCCCGCGGCAAGCCGTGGAAGGACAAAACCGGGATGATGCCGCTCTTCGTGATCGCGGCGTTCAAGGCCGAGGGTTGGGACTGGGGAGGCCACTTCCGGACACCGGATGCCATGCACTTCCAGGCTACGAGATCTGCCGCTGCAACTGTGGCTCCGGCGGCTGCTGGATTGGTTGCGGGCTCGGCCCCGACCATGACGGCCACCACGCTGCCGGAGCCCTCCGTTTCCATGCGGGAAGCCCTGGCAGTCCCGCCGTTCCCAGAAACCGGTGACACCGTCAACTGGGAGGGGAGCCATGTCTACGGCACCGTGGCCGGGCAGATGCGCCAGTTCGGCTACCAGTTCGGGCAGCCGGCGCCGGCCACACCCGGACCCCGGTCGTTCCTCGACCTCATGCGCCGTGAGTACCCGGCCAGCCTGGCGGATGGCCTGCGCCAATGGGTCGTGAGCTATGCGGCCGAGAACGGGGAGCCGGATCCGGCGAAGGCACGCAGCTGGTGGATTCGGAAGGGCCTCGGAGACCCAGAGCGGGAGGTCGCCCGCCGAATGAACTGGATGGTCTTCGAAGCGCTGGGAGGGGAGTGATGAGCATTCTCGGGGACGCCTGGCGGGCCATCCGGAAGGTGCCGGCGGATCGCGTCCTCCGGGCGCTTGCTGATGCCTGGCAATTCATCAAAGGTGGCCGGAAGCCGCCGAAACCGAAGGAGACCAAACCATGAACTGGATCGGCAACATCATCGTGAAGGCGCTCTACGGGCTGGCTGGCCTGCTGGCGTACTTCTTCGCCTCGGCTCAGGGCTGGACCCCACCGGCTGGCACGGACAGCACGACCTCCCAGCTCTGGATGACGCTGCTCGTGCCCGTGTTCGTCGGGATCGCGGCCCAGCTGAAGCGGTGGATCGCGGCCGGAATCCGGAAGGCGTCCGAGTCGCCCTGACCGGGTGACGAAGATTCGTTGGGACCGACGGCCGTTCGTCAGAGGTGACGGGCGGCCGTCGTCAGTTCAGTACTCGACCTCGTTCTCGTCGAGAAGGTTACGAAGCCGAACCACCTCGTCGAATGCCAGCTCAGACTGGACCATGAGCTGATCGATCGCGTGGGCATCAACTTTTGCAGCGTCGAATCCCCCCGAGGACTTCCTGACGAGTGAAGCCTTCACTCGCCCCCAGTAGGTTCTGGCCAGTTTCTCGTCAAAGACCTTCATGCCCCCTCCTCAATCGACCGACACCACCTCGTAGCCATCAGCCTTCAAGCTGGTCATCGCCCGCTTCATCTCCTCGACGCCGGCGGCCACATTGCATGGCTCGGCCCGGAGAAGGATGTCGTTCACCCGCACCTCGACCACAGATCGAATCTGGAGCTTCATACCAGTGTTTGTGGCCAGGGTCGCGATCGATAGCACGGCCCGGTCGATCCCGGTCTCGGTCACCCTGGACATGACGACGGTTGGCATAGCGGGGGAGGATAGCACCCCGCGGGGCGGCCGCTACTCGATCTTGAGGTACCGCTCGAAAACCGTCTTGGTCGCCTGCATCCGGGGAAACGCCTCAGCCATGAGCCGCGTGTGATCCGAGACATTTCCGGCCACGTCTGGAGCGTTCTTTGCGATGACAGACGCCTGGATGAATTGGGTGCTGTAACGATAGATCTCTTCAAGTTGGTCCTGGACGTCATGGCCAAAGAGGAAGTCAGCTTCTCGCACATGCCGGCGCCATTCGAAAACTTCAGCGGGAGACCCTGCCTGGTTGTTCAGGCACTTGGCCAGCCACTCCATCGTAGCCGTGTAGACAGCTAGACGACGGTCGTAGAGATCCATCCGAACTTTCCGGCGCTGAAGTTCATATTGCTGGTACGCGATCCAAATTGTCAGAGCCCCTATATAGGGGCCAGGACCCAGCCACGCAGAAAACTGGAGTTGCATCAGTGGAATCAGCCCCATGACGAGTCCCAAAATATAGAGAGGCATCCTGATCTGTGCGTCACGCCACTGTCTGCCAATGCTCGTTCTTGGCGCTGCCATCAATCCACCTTTTCAGTGATCAGCCCGACGAAGGCGGAGTCCGCCTCGGCCGCCAGGCGCAGCAGTTCCTTGTCCAATCGACCCATTCCGTGGCTCTTCAGGAGTTCGACTACCCAGTGTGGCGAGTCCAGGGTCCATACTTCGTGCTTGCCCTGCTCGCGGACGAATGTCGACCTGGACAGCAGGTACTTGCCCCCCCCGGTTTTGTACAGCCTGAGCTCGGTCCGTCTATCCCCCACAGGCGCG